TGGCAATGTCTGGATTAGCTAATTTTGCGTTTAATGATTGAATAATGTTTTCAGTCTTAATCGGGCCTGCGGCTTGAAGTTCTGCCTCTCTCATAGGAGTGGTAATTTTTGTCAATGCCGATTTTGCGGAGCTCTGCACACCTAAAGATTCAGTAGGAGTTACGCCGCCAGCAAGTCTAGATAATGCACTATTAATCTCTGCTTCTTGAACGCTTTGGCGTCGAGTCCACCAATTTCCAGTATTAGAAGTTTTTGCAAGATTGTCTAACGCCGCCCAAGTAGAGCTTTCAATTCCAGCGGAAGCCTGTCCAGCAGTATCACCTTGAGATGCAGCAAGATTCGCAGCCTTAATTGCATTAATATCACCGCCAGCAACATCTCTTGCGATCTTTGCCGCGCTGACTTCACCTAACTTGCCTGATAAAGCGTCAAACAACCAACCAGCACCTTTGGCAAGTTGTTTAACGACAGGAGCGGCTACTCCAGGAACAATAGCGCCAACTGTTGCGCCTGTAGTCAACGCACCGCCAAAATCGGATTCTTTAGGGCTAATGGTTTCTGCCGCCAAGCCTCCAGCTCCACCAGCAATTGCTCCACCTAATGCACGTTGCCCCAATAGCCCAACACCTGTTCCTGTTGTTCCAGCAAAACCGCCGCTAGAAATAATAGGAGCAAGCCTTGACAGCCCAAGCAAACCAGCGGCAGCTCCAGCAGCAGGTGCGGCAGCTATACCTGCGCCTAACTGTAAAGCAGGGATAGTTACATTGCGGCGAATTGCAACATTTTCTGCCTCGCGTTCTTCTGGAGTCATTACTCTGCGACGAGCAAGAATGCGTCCAGTTACTGCCGAAGTATCAGCCAGAACTTCGTTTTGTGGCGCAGCAGTCATTCCGAAGTCTTTTTCTGTCGCCAATCCTGCGGAAATAGCAGCGTTTCGCACATCATCAGCGGATGTGCCTTCAGGAACACCACGAATAACCACTCCATTCGGAAGCCTAATATCCATTAGCGCATTCCTCCACGCGAAAGATCGCTCCAATTAACTACAGATGGCGCAGATGCAGCAGGAGCTTGCATAGGTTGAGCGGTAGGAGTAGGAGATTGCGTAGGAGCAGGAGCATTACCGGATTTTCCAAGCGCTGCGTTTCTCCAAGCCTGATAAGAACTCTTAATTTGCTTAAGGTTTTCGTCTAATGTCTTGCGATCAAGTCCTTGATCTAATGACGCAATAGCAGATTGCAATGCTTCCAATTCTTTTACGGCAACCTGGCCTAATGCGCCACCAGTAGGACTTGCATCTCGCATTTGCTGTAATTGGTCAAAACCAAGCCTGGCTTTAATAGTTCCAAGTGTAGAAGATAATGCCCTAGCATCCGTTCCAGGAATTACAGAAAGATAACTGCCAAGCCCAGTTGTAGTCTTACCAAGAAGTTTTTGAGCCTCGTCAATTTTTGACAAGACAACATCGGTTCCGCGAACAACGCCTTCAGCAGATGCCATTTGCTTGTCAATTTTTTCCTGTTGCTTTGCTTTCAAACCGTCAATACGTTCTTGAATTAACTGGCGCTGAAGGTCACCAGTAGCTGAACGTTGTTGTGCGCTTAAATTAGCAAGCATCAATTTAAACTCACGATCACGCTCACGCTCTTGAGCCATGCGGTCATCTCGTTCCTTTTGCATGCGCGCACGCTCTTGCGCCTGAGACTCGGCAAGAGATTTCCTTTCCAACGCTTGCAATACCATTTTAGGATCACCGTAACGCCGTAATACATTCTGAATTTGATCTTCAGAAGCATTTTCCGGAAGTTGAGACAAAGCATTTTGAAGCTGATTTTCACGCGCCTGAGTCAATTGCAATGATGCTAGTTGACCCTCTCTTAATCCAACTGATGCTTGGTTAGCCTGGCGTTGTGCAATACCAGCAGCTAAAGCATTAGCTTGTTGAGATAAAGCGGCGGCAAGAGCAGCATTCCCCATTTGAGCCGCATTCCGCGCGCCTTGAGCCAAAGACTCCGGGTCGTTAGGATCAACGCCACGCAAAATCTGCTGCTGCTGAGTAATCATGCGCAGTTGAGGGTCTTCGATGCCTAATAGAGATCCAACACCGCGACCTAACTGTTGCCCGGCTTGGTAAAAGCCAAAGGAAGCCCTATCCATAGGACTTAATTGGGCAAATTGCAAAGCCTCTGCGCGATCCCTAGCCGCTTGGGATTGCTGCAAGGCTTCAGGCGTCAGTCCGAATAAACCTAAGATGTCACTTTGCGCCATGATTAAATCCTTTAATTAAACCCAAACGGCATTTGCATACCTGGTATTCCAAAAGTGCCGGAACCCAAAGATCCTGGCGTGGTTTGGGTCACAGCTCCTCCACCGCCAAACAGACCGCCTAAAGATCCACCCATACCAGAAACGGCGCTTCCCAACCCGCTATACAGCGAACCTAAAGGACTCATGCTCAAGGCTGGCTGTAAAGCCCTTGCTGCGCCAATCCCGCCTTGCAGAAGGGCTTGACCACCGGCAGGGTTAGAAATCCGTCCACCCAACGCAGAACCAATCGTGAGAGGCTCCATGCCAAGTTGCTCAATGTTTCCTGCAGTTCCAAGACCAGTCGAAAACGGCGCGTACGAACCAGCCAAGCCTTGACCGTATCCACCAAGAAGTCCGGCTCCAGTCCCAAACAGACCGGCACCAAAAGCGGTTTGTCGTTGCCCTTGCTCCATCGCTTGCGCGGCCAATGCAGCATCTTGCTGCGCCAGGGCGTTGTAATATGCTTCCATCTCAGGAGATGCTGCGCCAAGACCAGCGGCACCACTAGGACGCTCGCTAGTTCCGCCTACGGCTAACCCCCCCCTACCGGCCTGGAATAACCTGTTTTGCAGTTGGGCAAACTGTCGTTCACGGGAAGGGGCGAGAAGGTTTTGCTGCTGTGCAATATATCGTTGTGCGGCTTGTTCCGGGCTTTCTGCGAGATATCCTTGACCGAGGTTAAACAGTCCGGTAGCGGCAGATGTCAGAGGCGCATATAAACTAGGAGCTTGTTCAGCAAAGCCTAGTTGCTGGCCGCTGAGTGCCATAATACGGTCTTGTAGGGCGCGAAGCTCTGGAGAGACTGTATATTCAGCAGAGGATACCCTGCCGGTTTCTGGATCGTATCCGAATTGCGACGCACCGAAACGCGTCGTAATCCCAATAGGACGGAACCTGGCTTCCTCTGCCGCTAATCGAGCCGCCTCTTGTTGCTGATTCGCAGCAACATTTGCTGCATATTCAGCAGAACTAGCCTGCTTACGAGCACCAAGAAATCCTAATGCGCTTCCAACAAGTGAACCCATAATCTATCTCCAGATATACAGCTTTCGAGTAATTCCGTCCAAACACTTGTGATGCTCTAATATCTTAAATCCTGTAATCACCGCCCACTTACGCATCTTTTCATCATCTATAAACGGCATTGCGTATAACGGTTCTTGCTGCTTTCTAGCCCAATCGTTCCAATCTTTAGCAAACTCTTTCTTGACCGTTTTGCTCCACTTGAATACATCCATGTGGATAAACTTTAAATCTCTTACGCGTTCGATATATACAATGTATTCAGGTTTAACGATAACTTGTTCTTTTTTACTCATACATGATGTTTACTGAACCAGCGTCAAACGCATCGGTGCCACTGCTCATAATTTTCAGTCTATCCAACGCACCGGACAACGCAACACGACCAGCGCCCATATATACAGCATTTGATGCGTACCTTAACGTTGATGTATATGTCCAAGTATTTGAGCCCATTAACGTAATCACGACAGAGCCAGAGTACGAAAAAGACGCTAATTGCATAACAGCAATAAGGAAACCGTTGGTAGCAGAATTGCCGCCGACTGTGGCCCCGTTAATTGCGCCTATTGAAGAATCATATCCAGTGGTTGTGTAAGTAGTTGACCCAAGCTGGATAATTAAGTTGTCAGTAGTTCCATTCGAGCTAACAGCATCAAGCATCACAGTAATGCGTTTAACCCAAGACGGAATGCTCAAAAACTCTTTGGAGGTTCCGGAGGTAGTGGCTTGAGCGGTAGACAGAACAAGTTTTGCAGTTGAGGTCCAGGTAGAACCATCTGATTGCAGCACATTACCGCTAGTGCTAGGCGCTACAACTTGTAAAGCAGAGGTGCCATTCCCAAGAAGCACGTTGTTAGCGGTAATAGTCGCAAGACCAGTTCCACCATTATCAACAGGTAGAGTTCCAGAAACGTGAGTAGTCAGGCCAATCTTGCCGTATGAAGGGGCAACACCAACACCACCAGAAATCAGCGCGTTTCCAGTAGCAACATCAGCCAGTTTGGATAAGGCAGTGGTCGTAGAGGCGTAAAGCAGATCGCCAACTGCGTAACTAGCGTTGCCGGTTCCACCAGAGGTCGCCGCTAAAGCCGTTGAAAACGTGCCGGTCGTGGCAGAAAGAGTCGGGATCGTAACGGTGCCGGTAAACGTCGGGCTTGCCAAATCAGCCTTCGTCGCAATAGCAGTAGCGATATTGTTGAATTCCGTGTCAATCTCGGTACCCTTGACAATCTTGTTGGCGTCACCGGAAGGCAGGGTGTCTTTGGTCGCAAAGTTGGTGCTTTTGGTGTAGTTCGACATGATTGTCCTTAACTATATTTTCCGTTTTTAGCCTGAATCTCGATTTTCTGAATGCTTAACGCTGCGCCATTGATGTCTGTTTCATATCCGGTCTGCACTAGCTTTCCAGCTCCAGAGGCAGATACCGTGAGCGTTTGAATCAGTTGTCCATTGCTGTAATACGAAACAGGCACCGCATTGGCTCCATACTGCGCTATACCGTATTCAGAAATACCTTGCGTCGGGATCTGCGCGTTATCTGAAAGATAGTTTCCAGTCAGATCAAATGCCCACTTAAACGTTACCATTTGATTGGTGCCGCCAATCACAACAATCGACAGGCGTTTCAGAATGGATGTCTGAGAAACATTGCCTAAGTCTGCATGGTTGGTGTAATACTGCATCCTGAAAGACGATCCGTCGTCTTGATAACCGGAATACTTCATTACGTATCCGGTTTTACCAAACAGCAAATCTCCATTTGACCTGGAGCATAAAGACTTAGGGTCAATAGAATTCCAAACAGTGACGCGTAGGGAGCCGTCTTGTAGCTGCCCCCTAGTATCAAAGCAATAAATCTGTTTTACAGATGGCAGTGTCAGCAGGTAAAACGCATTGCGTTCAGAAAACACAGCCTTAACCTTTGCCAAGTCCTCACCAGCAACAATGGACATCAAGTCGTTACGGACATTCTTGGAAAGATCCCTGAAAGGTAGCGACTTTTCCTGAATCGTCCTCATCAGCGACCGAATGCCAGTGTTCGACAGGAACAGAACGTCAGTGCCTATCGTCTTGGCTGTGTCCCTTGCGATACAGCCTGTTCCAATAATTGAGTCTTGGATGACAAGGTCTGCCGGAGTTGTTGCGTTTGCGTAAACAAGTATTTGGTTCCTGCCAAAAATAAACAGGAAGCCATTATGAGACGCCAACGCTTGGATTTCATCTACGCCCTCTCCCCACACCCTTGCAATGTCCAGGCTTCCAGAAGTTCCGGTATTCCAGACATGCCCTGCAAGAAGGTCGGAAAAGTAAATGGTAGTCTTGTCAGTCGCAGTGTTAGCCGCCCATAATCTACCGTATGCGCTGATTACAATATCTGCGCTAGGAACTGTGCCAAGATAACCACTTTTCTCCGATACCCTGCGATACGTCGTGGTGCTCACAGCAGGGTCGTAGATTAAAGGGGCGTGGCCGGTCTGGAAGAAATACGCAATGTTATTGAGTGTTGCAATGCACCAATTATTTGCGGTAATCGTAGGAGCTGTGCCACCACCGCCGTAAGTTAACTCAACGACCGCGTTACTAGAATCCAACTTAAACAACTTGTTGTTGGCGGCAAACAGGATGGTCTTGGTGCCATCATCCTCGATTAACTCATGCAAAGCCTGAATGTCATTAGAGCCAGCGGCACCGGTAGAGGAGTTGACTTTCGTATACCCTTTGCGAGCGCCAATGCGTCCGTATTGGTCAATAACGCAATTAGTTGCATTTAAGGCAAAGCCAGATGCTAAATCTAGTGGAGAGTCCTGGGTGTTTAACCCAAAGAATCCAGGTGCGGCAATGCTAAATATTTGTATATTTTGAGCCATTACACAGCGACAAATTCTTGGGATTCAGGATAACGAGTCGCTTCCAGAGCGATGTAATCCGACAGCATTTGCCGGTAAAGCGCGTAAGCCTCAGAACTATTCAATCCACCGTCCTCGCCACGCTCAACCAATGCCCTAGCGTAAGCATTTTGAATAACCAACTCAGAGGGAACCTGAATGACAGTGGCATCACTGGATAAGTCGGCCTGAGGAATAATGACCGAAAACTTAAGCGAGTAAGCGGTGTCAGGGACCGGGAATAGGCTTACTTTGGTGTCGTAATTGATATCAACACCATTAAACGCGTAGTATGTAGGAATGGTCTGAGCAGGGCTGCCAAAGCTCAAAAACCTATTCATCTCGACATAGGACACATTCTGCAAAGGCGTTTCTGCGGTCACGTTGATCGCATCAATCACCCGAAACTTCAAGCCACTTCCGGTAACAGCGTAGGTGCTAGTACCAGCAACGGTAGACACCGTGACATTACTAAGCAGGACGTTCCAGTTGTAGGCGTCTTCTACATTACGTTTGGCATCATTGACAAACTTGCCAATGAGAGCAGAATACGTGGTTTGGGATACCGTTGAGACTTGAGCCTCACGCAACCTAACCAAAACATCATTAACCGCTTGTAAGTAGGTTGTACTCATTCTCGTTGGTTTCCTTTAAGAAGAAGCGTCAAAATCACGGTAAACGTACTACCGGCTTCTGGCGTAACTCTGACTTGATCGCCTTCCTCAAGCACTACTAAAGCATTGCCATCTAGCGTTAAATAATCTTTGGCATTGAAGTTGTACTGACTAAGAATATCGTAAGTCAGCGTTGCACTAGAGTCATACCAAGTAAGTGTCAAGTTCTTGGTAGAACCAGAAGTGTTGTGCATATAGGAAAGATTCCAGAGGGCGCGATAACCAGTCGGCACTGTGTACAGTGTCGAGGTTGTTCCTGCGGTGGGAGTTGCGCCTACAGAATATTCCCGCATCGTTGTCCTTTGTGGTTAGGAGGCCCGGATGCGGGTTGTCACCTGGATATATAAGGAAAATAACAGAATTACAGAGACTTTACCACTTTATTTTGATTGGCTATAGCAGTACACATTTCGATAAATGTGCCCTGATTATATTTATTCTTGCACATATTTACCATAATATGAACCCACTGCACATTGTTTAATTCATATGGTTTTTTTGAATCAATACGATCAAAACTGGCCGTACAATTTTTGGCGTCCATGCTTATATTCCAGCCACTTAAAGCACATTTTCCAGTAAAGCACTTAATAAATTGTTCGTAATTAATTTCCCAGGCAATTCTTCTGGTATTAGCTGATTTTCTAAAACGATTATATAAACGCCTTTTATTTCCAATTGCTTGGTTATTTGAAAACCCTTTTTGTTTAGCAATGCATGCTTTACATTGCCAGTCTGCAAGTTCACTTTGTTTGGCGTGATCTTTTCTAGTGTAGGCTTGTTCTATTCCGCAACATGAGCAGGTTGAACACCATTTCCCATGACTGTTTTTATATATATTAATTATGCCATCAACATTGCGGTAGTCTCTTTTGCAATAGCGACACGCATTTCTAGCAACCATCTTATAAGCAGATGATTTTGTGGAAAACAAACTAA